AAACTCTTCTTAATAAGCTTCAAACTAATATTAATATTATTCCTGCTGATCCTGCTACAGCTAGTGCAGCATTATCTGGATCTTTCTTTGTCCCTACAACAGAAGCTCAACAACAAGCAATAGACCAAGGATCACAAGACCAAAGTTTATTAGGAACAATAAGCGATGCAGCAAGAGAAGCTTTTGAAACTGTAAGATCAGGTGCATCTACGGCTGCTGATTTTATAACAACATATGGTTATCCTGTATATCAAGCATTACAAGGAAATCTCGCAGCTGCTGGTGCTAGTGTTGCAACTGGGCTTACACCTCTTATGCTTGGTGCTAATTTTGCGGGAAAAATTTTTGAAAGTGTTGGTGATACAAAATCAAAACAAGAGTATGATTCATACAGTCCAGAACAACAATCAGAAATAGACAAAGCCTATGGACCTGGTGGGGTTATGGAGGGGTATAATGCTGTGTCACAATTTGGAGAGGGTCCTAAAGCTACTATTCAAACAAGGTTAGATAATAGAAGAGCGAGTGGTATAGCAGACACTAGTCCAACTTCACAAAAACTTATAGAACTACAAGATAATCTTGGAATTACAGATTTTACACGACTTACTCAAGAAGATATTTTTGACAGAGACGATGTGGACTTAGCTGATCAAGGGAGACAAATAAATTTTAAAACAGGTGAGATAACAGGTTCTCCAACTGGAGATGTTAATATATTTGATGAGGTTGCACTTACAGGTCAAACTTTAGATCCAGATCCAGATCCAAAAATATCACAAGCTGCTCTTACAGGATCTTTTGTTGTGCCAAGTGACAGTGGTAGTGACACCGATACCTTTAGTCCAACATCATCTCAAACAGGATTTGAAGGATCACCTGAAATGGGTGGTAGCAGAACAGATACAGGCACTGATAGCGATGATAGTGATACTTTTGGTGGTAGTGAAGACCAAGGAGAGATAGGTTCTGATGCAGGTTTTGCAGCTCAAGAACAAAATATACAAGAGAATCCATTTGATACAGCTGAGGGTAGTGGTGGTTCCTCAGGAGGAGGAAAAATTGTTTGCACAATGATGAATAAAACTTACGGATTTGGTTCTTTTAGAAATAAAATATGGTTAAGACAATCAAAAGATTTAGCACCTGAATATCAAAAAGGTTATCACATACTATTTTTACCACTTGTAAAAGTAGCAGAAACAAATAAAATTATTAGAAAAATTTTAGAACACATAGCTGTTCATAGAACTATAGATATTAGACAAGAGTCTAGAGGTAAAACACATATGTTAGGTAGACTGTATAGAAAAATTCTTGAGCCAATTTGTTACTGGGTAGGTAAGTATGCCAAACGGTAAACCACCTAAAACAACTGGCGAGCACTTAGTATCTTTGTATGGATATGTACAAGGATTTAAAAGACAGATAGATCATCTACATCAAGACGTAGGAAAATTAGAAAGAAAAACAGACACAGTTATTTATTGGATTATTGGTGGTGCTTTTACAACTATACTAACATTAGTGGGATTATTTAACTTATTTATAAATTAATCTTCTCTATCGTCGTGCCAACGTTCATTAATCTTTTCTGCCATCCAGAAAGCAACAGGGATACAAACAATAAAAGTATATTCTGCTGCTCTTAGTATACTAACATCCCAAAGTTTCATAATAATGTGATGAACCATAATAGGTGAAAAACCACCAATACATAGTAAGATTGTCATTCTTATATAGAACGGATATTTCATATCTCATATCCTTGATCTAATCGTAACATATAAACTTGTTTAGTTATTTTATTAGGATTATCAACATAGGTATAATGATTCATTTCTTTACTTATAAGTTTAGGTAAATCATTTCTTTCAACCATATCTGTAATATCCCACTCCCATATCTTATCGTTTGCAAACTTGTTTTGATAATAGAAAGATATTTTATGTTTTCTGGCAAGTTCCATATTCGTATCATATTTATCTTTTTGTAATATAAAGTCAGGAAAAGTATCGTGATTACAAGTTCGTTTTTTAAATTCTATAATACATTTTTCATTCCAAAAATCATAAGTTTTCATTTGTTCTTTTACAGCTCTTAATCTGAACAATTTATATTGTGGTAAAGTATTTAAATAGGTAAGTTGTTCTTGTATATCTATGTTATCATTTTTATTAAATAATATCATATCCACTCTTTTAACTGTTCACCCATAACCTTTGAAGCGATATTAATTTTTTTACGAAGTGCTTTTACTATTCTTTCATCAACAGTGTCTTCAGCTATGATATCGATATAAGTCATAGGTCTTTTTTGTCCTATACGGTCTATTCTAGCTTCTGACTGTTGTCTTTTTTCAAGGTCATAACCGTTAGAATAATATATCATAGTGCTGGCTTCACTTAGGGTTATACCATATCCACCTGTTTGAGGCGTGCCTACGACAAATCTAACAGGACTTTTAGGATCTTGTATTGACTTGATGGCTTTTTGTCTATCATCCATACTAGTGTCACCGTAGTAGGTAACTACAGAGTTGTCCCCATACTCTTTTGATATGTGTTTTACTATTGTTTCTATATCGTTCCTCCAATGTGCCCATATTACAACTTTTCCACGAATCTCTTCTAACAAGTTTATAAGTTCTTCTATACGATTATTTTTAATTTCTTGAACGCTACCATCGTCAGCTTTAAAGTGTCCACAAGTAATTTGTTGTAATCTCATTAACTGAGTCATTGTTGTGGCGGTCGTTATCATCTTATCGTTAAGTACAGCTAAAGCCATTTGTTTCATTTGTTTATAAATTTTTTGTTGCTCATCTGTAAGCTGTATAATACGTTTCATATATGTCTTTTCTGGTAAATCTAAACAATCGTCTTTTAATACTCTATAAGAAAAGTCTTTTAATTTTTCTGACAGCTCTGGTATGTTTTTATACCCAACAACTAACTGTACAGATCTACCACCAAAATTAGCTGACTTCATAACAGCATATCTTGTTCTAAAACTGTAGTAAGAAGAGTGGTTTAATAAATAAGGATTTAAAAACTCGCATTGTGTATATAAGTCTAATGGTGATTTAGTAACAGGTGAACCTGTTAAAATTCTTTTATATTTAACCGCCTCACCTAGTTTAATAATAGACTTTGTTCTTTTTGCTTGTGGGTTTTTTATAGTTGTTGATTCATCGATAGCCATTAATGTCTCGTGGCAGCTTATAAACTTATTTACAAAATCCACACCTTTTTTAGTAGACAAAGCTTCAACATTAACAATTAAAATATGTAAATCAATCTCAGCTTTAAATAATTCTGATAGAAGTTTTTCTTGTTTTTTATTAACATTTGACTGCCACAATACTGCCTTATATTTGACGTGATCCACTAAATGCGTTGGTATTTCATTGTCATACCAAGTTTTATACACACCTTTAGGTGCCACAATTACAGCACCATTAATTTTACCAGCATCATAAAGCATTGATATATTATCAATTAACACTTTAGATTTACCTGTACCCATCTCCATAAAATAAGCAAAAGATTGTTTATTCCAAGACATCTCCAACGCTTTAAGTTGATGAGCGTAGGGTTTCGTTTTAAATTTATAATCCATATGTTATCTATAAACTTTCTATTGACTTATTTAGCACATACTTTATATTACTGTCAATGTCAGAAAGAACTAAGGTATATGTCATACAAGAGATATCTGGAACCAAAGAGGGTAAGCCAAAAATTAACATATTAGGAGCTGCACACTTTGGTGAATTTAAATTTTTATTACCAGAGATGTCTCAGATAATTTTTTCACCAGGACCTTTGATTATGAAACTAAGGCAAGGGTTAAAAAATTATACAGTTAATGACTATCTTTTACTTACAGGAGATCCCGCCATAATAGGTGTGGCTTGTTCTATAGTTTCTGATATTACAAACGGTAAATACAATGTTCTTAAATGGGACAAACAAGAAAGAAAATATTATCCAATACGGATAAACTTATATGAAAAAGGAGAAATAAATGAGTGATAACTTACAAAAAATGTTTATAGAGGATGCACCTCAAGATCTAGATAATCTTAAAGGTGTTGAAAATTTGTCTAGCTTGGTTTTAGAATTACAAAGACTAGAAGATGTAATTAAAACGGAAGAGACAAAATTAAAATCTATAAAAGAAAAAGCAGACAAACTTTCACAAGTTGCTATTCCAGAAATTATGGAGGCACTTAAATTAAAAACGATGAAACTAGCTGATGGGTCTGCTATAGAAATAAAAGAGATTTATAGCGCCACAATACCTACGGATAAAAAAGAGGGCGCATATAACTGGCTTCGAGAAAACGGCTTAGGTGACCTTATTAAAAATGAGGTTACAGTTTCCTTTGGTCGTGGCGAAGATAACAAGGCGAGCGATTATGCAAACCTTGCAAAAGAGCGTGGGTTCGAACCAACTCAAAAGTTGAAAGTCGAACCTATGACTCTTAAAGCGTTGTTTAGAGAGCGTTCTGAAAATAAACAAGAGCTGCCTTCTGAACATTTTAATCTGTTTAAGGGAAACAAAACAAAAATAACAAGGAGCAAATAATATGAGCGAAGAAGCAAGAGACCTAGCAAACAAGAAAGATGGAGCATTAGCTAAGATCGATTTTGTTGCTGACCAAGGTATGGGATTAGAAAATGTTGAAAAATCTGATCTAGCTTTACCTTTTCTGAAGCTGCTACAAAGTGGTTCAGATGAAACAAAAAAGAAACACGCTAAGTACGTCGAGGGTGCAGAACCTGGTATGTTTTACAATACAGTCACAAAAAAACTGTATAACGGAGAAAAAGGTATTGAAGTAATACCAGTATTCTACAAGATGACATATCCAGAATGGGCACCTTTTGAAAGAAAAGAAGGTCGACCAATCAGTAATGATAGGGGACCTAGCATTATGGCTGAAACTAAACAGAATGAAAGAAACAAAGATGTTTTGAAAAATGGTAATGAAATTATCAAAACTGCAAATCACTTTGTAATTATTCTGGGTGATAGACCTGAAAAAGCTTTGATGACTATGAAGTCAACGCAACTTAAAGTTAGTAGGGGTTGGAATTCATTGATGGAAGATCAATTTGAAATCGATCCTAAAACTAACAAGTCTATTCAAGCACCGACGTTTTCTAGGATTTATAGATTAAATTCTGTTGAAAACTCTGGAAGTATTGGAAACTGGTATGGTTACAATACAACTATGCTTAAAAAAGTCGATGATGTAGGTTTATATCAAATGGCTCGTGATTTTCATAATTCTCTTAAAAAATCTCAAGATAATCTTGGGGTACAAGAGGAAGAGAAATCTAATTACTAGTTCTCTCTAGAGAATAGTGGGCGGGGATGGGAGACTGGAACCGCCCACGAACACGGGATCATTATGGTAAAAGATTTTATAAAACTATTTACGGGTTATGTTGGTGATTTTGGGATTGCCGATATGTCTAGTGCAAAGCTAGACTCAGAAAGAAATAAACTAAAACCAGATTATGAGTGGTCAGGCAGACCTGTAACTGATGAAGATTATAAAAACCATATAGCAGGAAAAATATCCATAGGTATACAACCTTGCACAACTGATGGCACAGCTAGTTTTGGCTGCATAGATATAGATCCAAAAAACTATAAAGATTTTAAAGTAGAACACTATCTAGCGCTTTTTGAAAAATATAAACTACCATTGATACCTATGCTATCAAAAAGTGGTGGTTTACATTGTTATATATTTTTAGAAGAGTTTGTTCCAACAGTAGACTTAATAGAGGCGTTAAAATCTTTTCTACTGCCACTTGGTTTAAAACCTACAACTGAAATTTTTCCAAAACAAAAAGAATTAAAAAAAGATGACAAAGGTAATATTAAACCAGGTAATTTTATAAATTTACCCTACTATAATAACGGAAATACACAACGTTATGCCGTAGATAAGAATAATTCTAAACTAACAATTGAACAATTTATAGAGTTAGCAAATAAATTAAAAACAAGTAAAGAACAATTAAACAGTTTAGTTGAAAGCACAAATAAAAACATATTATTAGGCGCTGATACAGAGTTTTCTGATGGACCACCTTGTTTGGCTTTGTGCTCTAAAACAAAACTAGATGATGGTAGAGATAGGTTTATGTATAATTATATGGTCTTTGCTAAAAAGAAATACAAAGATAAGTGGCAAGACTTTGTGTCAAAAGCTAATTATGCTTATCTAGAACATCCTTGGGATAAATCTAAATTAGATCAAAAATTAAAAGCTTGGGATAAAGAAACAGCAGGACACACTTGTTATGAAGACCCTATTAAAGATAAATGTATGCGTAGTTTATGTTACTCAAGACCATTTGGTGTTAAATCAGATAGTATTAATGTTTTTCCAGATATAACAGATTTTCAAATTATTAGATACGAACAACCAGAATATAGATTTAATGTTGTTATGCCTAATGATGATAAGATTGAAGTAGTCATACCTAATTTAAAATTAATGACCACACAGAAAGAAGTTTTAAATTTAATATGGGAGCAGACAGGAATATATTTTGAACCTATTAAACAAAAAGATTGGAGAGCTAAATTAAATGAGTGGAGAAAAAATTGTCAAAACATAAAGCCGCCTGAAGGCACTAGCACAGATGATATTTTAGCAAACGAGTTGTTTCAATATTGTGTTAATGGACCACAAGCTAAACAAAGAATGCAGATTAGACTAGGATCTTGTCTTACAGAAGATGGTTATCACTATTTTAAATATCAGTCTTTTCTTACACATCTTGGTAATGATTGGAAAATATCAAAAGAAAAAATAGGTCAAAAATTAAAAGAAAGATTTAATGTTGAATTTAATCAAACTCTTAAAATAGATGGTAAGTCTGAA